CCTTCCAGTTAGTCCGCAGAGGAAACTGGTTGTTGAAGATATCTGTCCTAAACGATAAGAATGTGATGGTAGTTGCTAAGCACTATTTTAATTCTGACGTCGTTATCCGCTACTTCGGAAGTTTCGAGGTAGCATCCAATTGGGTTGAGTGGCTTATTGAACAGGAGAATATATGAGCACAGTAAGAACATTTAGATTGATCAACGGTGATGTATTGATTGCTGAAACCGATGACGCAATTGCAGAAGACGCTACGTCTATCTACGTAACAAATCCAGCTATCATCTTCTTGAAGAATACAAGTGATGGTAAGACTGATGGAGTTATGGCTCCATACATGCCATTCGCTGATGATGGTCGTGTGAGCGTATTCAAACATGCACTTGCAAGCGAGTGCAAACCAGCTGAGAAACTTGTACAAGAATACAAACGTCTCTTTGGTCTAGGTTTGGAAATCCTTACAAAGGAACAAGTTGCTGCAACCTTGCAAGCATCTAAAGCAGCGTCTACTATTATCCAATAAAGATTAGTTGCTTTTACCAGTCGCCTCAGGTATAATTATCTGAGGCGATTTTCTTTTTGGAGATACTATGTATATGTTTGACGTTGAGACTCTCGGTGTAGAGTCCACTTCGGTAATCTTGTCAGCTGCCCTTCTATACTATAACGAAGGCGATGACTACGATACCATGATTAAAAATTCTCTGTTTGTCAAGTTCAGTGTGGAAGAACAGCGTACTGTTTACAAACGCACGATGATGAAAGATACAATGGAGTGGTGGGCTAAGCAACATGAACATGTTCGCAAGGTTAGCTTCTACCCAACAAAGCATGATTCCTCTGCTGAAGAAGGAATCCAACTACTACGTGATTATGTTAAGAAGCATGGCAATGCTCAAGTCTTTGCTCGTGGTTCCCTTGATCAAATGGTTCTCGATAGTCTTACCTATCAGCTTGAACAAGAACCAATCTTCCCGTATAATAAATGGCGAGACGTTCGCACTGCTGTTGACTTGCTGTGCGCAACTGCCAACGATGGTTACTGTGAAGTCAAGCACCCAACGTTTCAGAGACACAATGTTATTAAGCACGACCCAGTCCATGACTGTGCGTATGATGCGATGATGCTACTTTATGGAGTTTAAATGGATTTTTACACGCACGTCTATTGCTACGGCAATAACCTTCTTATTCGTGGCTATGAGAATGGCGAACCAGTAAAGTTCAAAGAGGAATTCAAACCAACCCTGTATGCTACCTTTGGTCAAGCAACCAAAGAAACTCCATGGCGTACACTTGAAGGTACGCCAGTATATGAAGTGAGTCCAGGTTCTATCCGTGACTCTCGTGACTTCATGGGTAAGTACAAAGACATCGACAACATTGCCATCTACGGCAATACCAACTGGCAGTATCAGTACATCAGCGATAACTTCCGTGGAGAAATCCGCTGGGACAAAGAACTAATGACAATCTATACGATTGACATTGAGACTGAAACTGAAGAAGGGTTTCCTGACATTCAGAAAGCCAACGAAGCTATCCTGTTGATCACTGTTCAGGATAACGTCACAAAACAAATTACCACTTTCGCAAGCAAGCCATCCTACAAAGTCTCATCTGACGTCAAGTACGTTGAATGTTTCAGCGAGGAGGAGTTGCTGCGTAAGTTCATTTCATTCTGGCGTGGCAACTATCCTGATGTTGTAACTGGTTGGAACACTGAGTTGTTCGACATTCCTTATCTTGTCCGTCGTATTATGAACGTGCTTGGTGAAGACTGGGCGAAGAAGTTGTCTCCATGGAACATTGTTAACGAGCGTAAGATTGAGGTGCGAGGTAATGAGGAAGTCTGCTATGATCTTGTGGGTATTAATTCTATTGACTATTACGACCTGTACAAGAAATACACATACACCAACCAAGAGTCCTATAAATTGGACCACATCGCATTTGTTGAACTAGGTGAGCGCAAGAAAGAAAACCCTGGAACATCATTCAAAGACTTCTATACCAACTACTGGGAAGAGTTTGTTGACTATAACATTCAAGACGTAGGATTGGTTGACAGGCTGGAAGACAAGATGCGTCTGCTAGAACTTCAGTTGACCATGGCATACAATGCCAAGATTAATATGGAAGACGTATTCTCTCAAGTACGTATGTGGGATGCCATCATCTATAATCACCTGCGTGATCGCAACATCGTTATTCCTCACAACACTGCGTCTCGTAAAGACACAGCGTTCGAAGGTGCTTACGTTAAAGATCCGTTGATTGGTATGCACAAGTATGTTGCTTCGTTTGACTTGAACTCTCTATATCCTCACTTGATTATGCAGTACAACATCTCACCAGAGACATTGCTCCCTGGACGTGTGCCTGTCACTGTTGACAAGTTACTAGAGAAAGGTATTGACACAAGCGATGCCATTGCACGTAACGCAACGTTGACTGCCAACGGCGTCATGTACACAAAAGAGAAACGTGGCTTTATGCCTTCGTTGATGGATGAGATGTACAAGAACCGTTCTAAGTTTAAGAAGCAGATGTTAGCTGTTGAGCAGGAATATCAGAACGACAAGAGCAAGAAGCACTTGTTGAAAGAGATCTCTCGACTGAACAACTTGCAGATGGCGATGAAGATTGCATTGAACTCTGCTTATGGTGCGATGGGCAACCAGTACTTCCGCTACTTCGATATCCGTATGGCTGAGGGTATCACGTTGTCTGGTCAGCTATCCATTCGTTGGATCGCAAACAAACTCAACGAGTTCATGAATAAGATTCTTGGTACTGAAGGTAAAGACTTCGTTATTGCGATTGACACTGACTCTGTTTACTTGACGTTCGAAGCATTGGTAGAGAAAGTCTACGGTGTTGATGGTGAGGTAAAGGTTAATGGACCACAGGTGATTAACTTCATGGACAGAGTTTGTGAAGACAAGATCCAACCGTTCATCGACAAGTGCTATCAAGAACTGGCTGAGTACATGAATGCGTACGACCAGAAGATGCAGATGAAGCGAGAAGTTTTGGCTGACAAAGGTTTGTGGGTTGCCAAGAAGCGATACATCCTTAACGTCCACAACTCTGAAGGTGTGCAGTATGCGCAACCTAAGCTGAAGGTTATGGGTCTTGAGATGGTCAAGTCTTCAACGCCAGCTGTCATTCGTGATAAGCTGAAAGACTCTATCCAAGTTGTGCTTCGTGGAAATCAATCTGACTTGCAAAAGTATATTGAAGACTTCCGTGCTGACTTCTACAAGATGCCAGTTGAAGAGATCGCATTCCCTCGTGGAGTGAATGGTCTAAGAACGTATGCTGGTACTCATAGCATCTACGCTAAGTCAACTCCGATCCATGTCCGTGGCGCACTACTACATAATCACTACATAAAGGACAAGGGATTAACGTCGCAGCATCAGTTGATTCGTGATGGTGATAAGATTAAATTTGTCTACTTGAAGAAGCCAAACCCTATTCAAGAAGACATCATTTCGTTCGTGGGTGAACTTCCAAAGGAATTAAACTTACACGACTACGTTGATTATGAGAAACAATTTGAGAAGGTCTTCCTAGACGCTATGCAAATTGTTATTGGACCACTAGGTTGGACAGTGGAAGAGCAAGCATCGTTGGAATCGTTCTTTGCCTAAGTTGACAAAGCGTGACCAATCATGTATACTAATGTAAATACTGGAGAAAATATATGGACTTTTTAAAATCGATCGTTAAAGAACTGGACAACGAATATGCTGGACTTGCTGATGATGGGGTTGTTGGTGACACTGGCAGCTTTATTGATACGGGTAGTTATGCGTTCAATGCTCTACTGTCTGGCAGCTTGCATGGTGGCTTACCTTCTAATAAGGTTACTGCACTTGCAGGAGAGTCTTCAACAGGAAAGACCTTCTATGCGTTGGGAATCTGTAAGCACTTCTTACAAAGTAACCCCAAAGCTGGTGTCGTTTACTTTGAAACAGAAGGTGCTTTGACTCGTGATATGTTGACAGAGCGTGGTATTGACACCAAGCGTTTTGTTATCGTTCCAGTTTCCACTGTGCAAGAGTTTCGTAATCAAGCAGTCAAGATCCTTGACGTTTACGAGAAGACACCAAAGAAAGATCGTCCACCATTGCTAATGGGTCTTGACTCATTGGGTATGTTGTCAACCACTAAAGAAATGGAAGACATCGCTGAAGGTAAAGAGACTCGAGATATGACTCGTGCTCAATTGATTCGTGGTGCGTTCCGTGTATTGTCTTTGAAGTTGGCTAAGATGGACGTTGCTATGATTGTCACGAACCATACTTACGCTGTTGTTGGTGCTTACGTTCCCACAAAGACTATGGGTGGTGGCGATGGCTTGAAGTACGCTGCTTCAACTATCGTGTTCTTGTCAAAGTCAAAAGACAAAGACGGCACTGAAGTCATCGGTAACATCATCAAGTGTAAGCTAGAAAAGTCTCGCTTCACCAAAGAACAATCAATGGTTGAAACCAAGTTGTCGTTCACGACTGGTCTTGACCGTCACCATGGTTTGCTAGACCTAGCCATTGAAGCTGGTATCTGGAAGTCACAAGGTGGTCGTATTGAGTTGCCTGATGGTAAGAAGTTATTCGGTAAGAACATCAACGAGAATCCAGAAAAGTATTTCACGCCAGAGATTCTTGAAGAGCTAGACAAGTTCGTTGCTAAGAAATACAAGTTCGGTAGCGACGAAGTTATTGACTCTACCGATGAATTGGAGGTTGAAGATGACAACAGTGAGGTATGAAGTATCTCCTGATACCACTCAAGATGGATACTACATGGTCGCTATTCGTGACCATGACTGTGAATTCAATGATGTAGTTTTCAACTTCGGTGCGGTTGAGTTTCCTGACGAAGACCAACCAATCCTACGATTCGACTACAACATCATTGAAGGTGATGTGAAGGTTAACCGAAAGGTTGCCTTCGAACAAACTATTGGCGATATCCTCGTCGAGCTAATTGAACAAGCGCTAACAAAGCAAGAACTAATTTATAGAGGCGGTACTGATGAGAGTAGAAACAACAATCCTGAGTAATCTAGTTTTCAACGAAGACTATTGCAGAAAGGTTGTTCCATTCCTAAAGACTGAATACTTCTCCGACAAGGCAGAGCGCATCGTTGCTACTGAGTTTGTTAAATTCTTCGGTGAGTTTAACAAGCCAGCTAGCAAGGAGATTCTGTCTATTGAAGTTTCCAACCGCAGTGACTTGAACGAACAAGAAGTTCGTGACATCGAGCAGTTGGTTGACGGGTTGGTGAATAATGACACCAACGTTGATTGGTTATTGAACGAGACAGAGAACTTCTGCAAAGAACGTGCTGTCTATCTTGCCATCATGGATTCGATTAAGATTATCGAAGGTCGTGATAAGAATCAAACCAAAGATGCTATCCCATCTTTGTTGTCTGATGCTTTGGCAGTCTCATTTGATAACCACATTGGTCATGATTACATTGATGATGCGGGTGAGCGTTTTGACTTCTACCATCGTGTTGAAGAAAAGATTCCATTCGATATTGAGATTCTTAATAAAATTACCAAAGGTGGTTTGTCCAAGAAGACATTGAACGTCATTCTGGCTGGTACTGGTGTTGGTAAGTCATTGGCTATGTGTCACGTTGCAGCCTCTGTTTTACTACAGAACTTAAATGTGTTATACATAACTATGGAGATGTCCGAAGAGCGCATCGCTGAACGTATTGATGCAAACTTGCTAAACATGAGCATGGATGAGTTGAAGGTTATCGACAGAGATATCTTTGAGAACCGTGTTGCCAAGATTGCAGACAAGACAAAGGGTAAACTTATTGTTAAAGAATACCCAACTGCGAGTGCTCATGCTGGGCACTTCCGAGCATTGTTTGAAGAACTTCGTATGAAGAAAGACTTCACTCCAGATATCGTCATTATTGACTATCTTAATATCTGCGCTTCACAACGTTTGAAGCAAGGAGCCAACGTAAACTCTTATACATATATCAAGAGCATTGCTGAAGAGATTCGTGGTCTTGCCGTTGAGTATAACTTGCCGATTCTATCTGCTACTCAAACGACTCGATCTGGTTTCACCAGTTCCGATCCAGGTCTGGAAGATACTTCTGAATCATTTGGTTTGCCAGCGACAGTTGACTTTATGGTTGCTCTGATCAGCACAGAAGAGTTGGAAGCGTTGAACCAGATTATGGTCAAGCAATTGAAGAATCGTTACTCCGATCCAAACTACTACAAACGTTTCGTTGTGGGTGTTGATAGAAGTAAGATGAAACTGTATAATGTAGAAGTGAGTGCACAAGAAGGTCTTGCTGACGCTGGGACTGATGATGGACCAATGTTCGACAAATCATCATTTGGTAAACGTATGAAGGGAATCTCTGGAGAGGGATTTAACTTCGGTTAAGAAAGAGAGAAGAATATGGTAAAAGTAATCGTAGCAGATCGTAAACATGATTGTACCCACTTGCTGGGTCAGTTCCTTGATGAGTCACATTATGACATCCTAGTCGAAGAAGACTGTGACGTTTATATGCCAGCCGACTGTGACATCGCATCACAAGCCAGCTGTGAGACAAATCGTGACTGTGCTAGCTGCACCAAAGGTACAGACGAGTTGCGCATCGCATTCAAGTTCCGTAAGAACTACTTCAGTAAAGAGATGCAAGACCAAGCATACATCGGTCTGCGTGAAGCTGCAACTGAAACCCAGAACCGTGGCACTGCTGCTGGTCCACGTGCAGGTTCTCTTGGCAACCGTCAGTGGGTCAAGGAATATGAGTACGAGATTCTTGACGCATTCTTGAAGCCAACTCTCAACTTGGTTGGTGAAGATCCAATCGACGAGATCCGTGCAAAGCATCATGGTAAGAAAGAAGTCATCTCTAACCGTGCAAACGTTTGGTCTATTGAACGTGTTGAGAAAGAGAAGTTCGACTTCGAGACTTGGGTTGACCAGACTCGTGCACTATCTCATGCTGAGCAAAAGGTAGAAGCTAACCGTGTTGTTAAAGATCTAATCTGCGCAACCACTTATGCCAATGGCGTGTTCTCTGGTGTCGCTGGTTGGTTCGATCGTTACCCACGTATCCCATTTGGACGTGCAACATCTTACACACGTGACAACTTTGATAAGTTCAAGATGTCCTACCCATTCTTGCAACACTTGTCTAAAGCGTTCAAGGAAATGATGCCATGGCGTTACAACAACCAGATGGAAGCTGCTAAGAAGATTGACCCAGCATTCTTGGTTCCAGAAACACCGTTCACCACTATCACAGTGAACAAGACATTCCGTACTGCTGCTCACTTTGATGCTGGCGACTTACATACTGGCTTGTCAAACTTGTTGGTGTTGTCTAACAACGGTAACTACAAAGGTGGTTATTTGATTGCTCCAGAGTATCGTGTTGCTGTCAATGTGCGTCCAGGTGACTTGCTGTTGATCAACAATCATGAAGTCATGCACGGTAACGCACCTATCGAAATGCTTGATGACGAAGCAGAGCGTATCAGTTTGGTTTGCTACTTCCGTGAGAAGATGCTTGAGTTGGGTACTAAAGAATACGAAGACGCTCGTTACAACTACGTTGAGTCTCGTCGTAAAAACAAAGAACACCCAGAGCAACGTCCACTTTGGAATGGTGTTTCTCCTGCGATGTGGGATAACCAAGAATGGTATGACTATCTACGAAGCCAACCGAATGGAGAGGAAATGCTTGCAAAGTACCATCCAGAGGCAGAGAAGGCTGATATCATGGGGTTCTTTAGCTAAACCCCTGTAGGAGACAGGGTTTGGAGGCGTTGCTTTTACGCAACGTCTTCCAAGAAAGTTGTTGACATTTATTGCAACTTGGGGTATAATAATGTTTAGACGGTTGAGAAGTAACCGTTCTTTTTGAAACACACTACACTTTATGAGGTAAACTATGCTGAAATATTCTGATTTGTCCAAGGGTCAAAAGCGTTGCATCGATGCTTACGTGGCTCACCGTCCCGAGTTGGCTTCTGCCGAGACTTTGTCGTCTAACGATATGCACCACATGTACTTTGAGATTCGTGCCAAGCGTGCAGATGGCGGTCCAAAAGTCGGCTACCCTAATTGGTTGACCAAGTTCAATTCTCTTGAGCGTGGTATGATCGCATTCCCTGGTCCTAACTCCAAGGGCGTCTCGAAAAAGACTTCAGCAAAGGCTAAGTCTGAGCTTGAGAAGTCCAAGCTGCAGGAAATCATCGACACTTCCGAAGTTGTGATTGATGAAGACGAGTTTGCAGCTGAACTTAAAGCAAACGGTATCAACGTCTGACTTTAACCGACTCCATCCAGCGCCACTTCTGTGGCGCATTTTTCATTGAGGATAACTAATGTGCGCAATTGTTGGGGCAGTGATTCAAAATCCCACTACAGAACACTTTGATATGATCAAGCGTGTATTCATCGAGTCTAAGATTCGCGGTATGCACGCAACTGGTATTGCCTACACCAAGAATGGCGAAGTACATATCGACAAACGTCCAGTCCCAGCTGATGAGTTTCCGTTTGACTTTAAGGAATACATCAACGAGGATGGAAATCTTTACATGATTGGTCACTGTCGTTACTCAACTAGCGACTTGGAATTCAACCAACCTATCGGTGACAACACTTCTGCAATTGCACACAACGGTGTTATCACTCAAGAACTCCCAGAGAATTGGGAAACGTTATACGGCTATAAGACCATGACTAAAAACGATAGTGAATTGGTCTGGCACTCAGAGAATCCACTGTCTGAGTTTTCTCACATGTCTATGGCAGTTTGTAAGATTGATTGGGCGAAACGTCTACATGTTTACCGTAACGGTAAGCGTCCGTTATATTTGACAAAGTTGGACGATGGATGTATAATTACTTCTACAGCTGATGTTGCAAAACGTGCTAATCTGAATCACGCAACGACACCAGTTCCAATGAATACCTATCTTACCTTTGAGACTCCAACTAGGATGTCAGTTAACAAAGTAGATATAGAAGGCGCAGTAGACTACCAATGAAATTTCTAAACATCACTGAGGTTGAAGACCTTATCAAAAACTCTCCTGCTGGTAAGAACACCAAGTTCTTATCGGCAGCACACTCATTGTGGTATCGCTTTAAGAACTACGAAAGCACTCCACCAATGGCTCTTGAAGTCAACGGTGAAGTTGTCTCGCTAATCTTTGCTACATTTAACCGAGATGGCTATGCCAACCTATATGAAATCGTCACAATCGAAGGTAAAGAAGGTAAGGGATACGCCAGCCAATGCTGGGACGAGTGGATCAAATACGCAGTCGAACAACGAAACATCCAACGTCTCAAAATATCATGCACACCGTCGTCAGTCTCTTGGCACAATCGGAATGGTCTGGTCTTTTGGGCAGTTGATCCCACTGGTTCACTCCGTAGCGACCAGCCACTATTCGCTACACGTGCCGAGCAACTCAACTACCGCAACAGTGCCATCTCCAACCCAGCACTATGTCTCCCACCAAAGAAAGCGCAAGAGCAATTCCTGCGTGAAGGTTTAGAGAACTACAAGTGGGGAGAGAAGAAGAAATCCAAGACACAAGCTGCCATCGAAACCGTTGGTGCTTCTTGGTTAAGAGATGCATTGTTGAACCAACCTTCACTTGAAGAATTTCTAGCATAATGGATTACAGACTACCCGAAAACAGACGTGAAGCGTTCATTCGTTGGTACGCATGGTCATTGAAGTATGATGACTGCGATCCAGCTGTGTGGATGACTAACTACGTCAATGAACGCTATGAGCATAATGATGAGCAACGTCTATGGCTCTGCTGGTTGTACGGCAATACGTACTACCTTCCAACAGCGTGGGTGTTGATGAACGAGTTTCCTGACTACGAATTGGCAACTGTCGATCGTATGACTCAATGGAACACTGCGAACTATCAACGACTTCGCTATCAAACAGATACAAAATGGAACAAAGGGCACTTGCCTGTGATGTTCGCTTCATATCAAAAGTTTATCGGCAATAAAACACAACGTGAGGTAATGGAAAGTTACTATGGTGATACAGAAGAACAATCATTTAACAATTTGTGGACAAGCGTTAAAACTGAGCTGCATAAGTTTGGTCGCTATTCTACTTGGTTTTATCTTCAGCATCTTAAGCATACTGCTGGCATTCGGATTACTCCTACTAGCCTCATGCTTAATGACTATGATGGCTCTCGCTCTCATCGTAATGGGCTTCTTCTCGCCCTTGGACAAGACGACAACTATGATGTCAAACTTTCTACGAGAGATTATGTTAGACTTGAACAAGAAGCAAAAGAAATTCTAGAAGAAACTAGAAACCGATTCCCTGATGTGGCACATAACGTTGACTTCTTCACTATGGAGACATGTTTATGTTCGTTCAAGAAACTCTTCCGTGAAAAGCATGGACGCTATCTTGGTTACTACATTGATCGTCAGTCCGAAGAAATCAAGAAGGTTTCTGCAGACGGATGGTATGGAATTGATTGGGATGTTCTGTGGCAGTCACGAGAGGAAACTCTTGACATACGTATGGCTACCACAAGAAATAATATTGACAAAGAAGCTATGAAGCACTTCGTGAACACTGGACGAATCGCAAAGTTCGAGTGGATGTTTGACGAAGATGCACCTGAACCTATTGGACTGGAGAGATTTATATGAAAAAGATTATCGCTGTTGGTGGTGTCCCTGGAACTGGCAAGACCACATTGTTCCGCAAGTTTATGGAGGCGCATA